AAGTCTTTAGGTTTAGGGTTAGCTACAGTAGGTTTTATAAAATTTATAGAAGGGTGGAATAAAGCAGATAAGTATTTTGAAAATGTTCCTATTGATTGGACAGAAAGATTGTCCTCTGCGCTTGCAAGCGTTATAGGTGGTTTCTTAGGAATGGATGAAAATAGTATCGGTGCTTTAGCTAGAGATATAAACGGATACGTTGAATGGATAGCAAATTATTTAGAAAAAGACTTGTCAATTTTATTTAAAGGAATGAGAGATTCTTTACCTCCAATAAAAAATATAATTCAAAATATTGGTGAACTGATAGGTAAAGAAGGTGATGGTAATAATGATAGTTTCTTTGGAAGAATGAAAGAAATTTATACAAGCCTTAGTCAAGTAGTTAGTAACTTATGGGAATCTGATATTGGTAAATTAATTGTTATTTTAGGTGGTTTAAAAGTTGGTGCAGGTATACTTGCTGCTGCAGGTAAAATTGGTGCTGTATTTCTTGCTATTGGTAAAATAGCAGCTGTCCTGGGCGGAGGTTCTATGATAGCAGGTGCTGCACCTTTAGTAGCTGCAGCAGGGTTAATAGGTGGTATAATAAACGCTATCTTTAACATAGGTAACAGATTGTCTGAGTTTAGCCAGGACTGGGGTTCGGCTGATAGTTTGGGTGATAAACTTATGGCTGTTTTTAAGTTAGTAGATAGAGTAATTTACGATATTGCAGATGGTATTGTTAAAACACTTACTTTTGGTATGTATGATGCTAAAGATGTAGATGCTATAGCTTCAAAAATGGATGCATGGGTAAAACAACAATTTGATACTGCTGTAGCAGGTATTCAGCCAATTATTGATAGTCTAACTGGTTTTTTAGATAAGATAGTTAATTTTGTTTCTGATTCTGTTGACTCTATTTTAATTAAACTGGGCATAAAAGATGATCCAGAAGAAGTAGCAAGAGCAGCTGAAGTAGCTAGATTAGATCAACAAGCTATTAAGTCAAGTAGAAGTTATGATGAATACTTACAAACTTTAGCAAAGATGAATGAAAACGGACAATTAACTGAAGAAGAATATAGAAGAGAGAGAAGAGAAGCTGAGAGTGCTCGAACAGGTTTAGCTTTTGGTTTGGGTGGTTCGAACTTTAATCAGTTCTCTCAACAACAAATTAATAATAATATGGCTATTCAGTTAAAACCACAACCTAATCAAACTGTTATGGATGACGGATCAGCTGATCCAGCAATTTAAGACCTTCTTTTAGGTCTAGGTCTAGGTTTTCTCTTAGTTGTAAGATGTTGCATTTTAGGTTTACTACTATTTTTAGATTCTGATAATAGCACACCTTTGTCTGTTTCCCAGTTAAGTATACCAAGCTTTTTAAGTTTTACTTCTGTCCATATCTCAAAGACAATATCATTTCTTTTACAGACTTCTTTTGCTGCTTTCCACTTTTCTTGATTAACAGCGTATGTCATTACAGACTCTACATATTGTTGTGTTTGACGTTTAGGTTTGCCTGGCTCTCTGGTTTGTTTAAAAGGTTTAACTTCAATAACCTTTACTTCCCCATTCTTATGTTTAAAGATAAAGTCTGGAAAATACCTTGCAGTACCACCTCTTACAGGATGGTCATAAGTAATTGACATCTCTTCTGAACCCCATTCGACAATATTGGGGTTTGTATCTAACCAGCGCATGACATTACGTTCCCATAAAGATCTGTATATTACATTATCTTTATCACCAATATATTTCTCTGGATTTTCAAACGTTGTAAATTTGCCTTTATATGCCATTTTCTTTATTAAATACACTATACGAGGTATTTATATGTCAGGGTTTAGTTTTAAATCTTTAAGGTTTCCAGAAAACTTAGGTACTACAGATGTTCCTAATTATATTAGGTTTGTGCCTAAAGTTATGAAATATGGTGGTACAGAAAACTTAATGCAAGGTACAAATGGTATTAATCCCCCAGCAAACAACCCAGCTTATTCTAGACTTAATCCAAGCGTATCTAATATTACAGGTCAAATAGCTGCAGGTGTAGGTGGTATAGCGCAAACTGCAGCAGGGTTAACTAATGCTGTTTCAAATACTGTTAATACATTAACTTCTGCTCCCTTATCTGTTAAAAACGTTTTTGGAGCTGCTGGTAATCTAATAGGTAGATTTGCAGACATTACAGGTACTACTCTAGACTTTGGATTAAAAACTTTACCAGATGAATTAAAAACTGCTGGTAGTATTAACTTATATTTACCTCAAAATTTAGAAACTAATTCAAGTGTTGATTACGAAACAGCTGCATTGGGTGGTATTGGTATACAAGCTGTTAAAACTGCAAGTAACTTAGATAACATTAGTACACTGGAAGCATTAGGTAATATTGGTGCAGGTACTATGCAAGATTTAATTAGCTCAGGAAACAGAAGAGCTATCACCGGTATAGCTACTAATAGAGTAACTAACAACTTTTCTTTTCAAGTCTTTAATAGTGTTTTACATAGACAGTTCAGTTATGAATTTAGAATGATGCCAAAAAATGGTAACGAATCAGCAGTTATAAAAGATATCTGTGATACGTTTTTATTCTATATGCTACCTGCAAGGGACAATTCTTCAAACATTGGTTTTTATGAAGTACCATGTCAATGGGAAATAAAATATATGCGTCAAGGTGGTCCTTTGGAGTTTCATATGCAACCTAAAAACTGTTTTTTGCAAAGTGTAGATGTAGCTTATGGCGGTGAAACACAAAACTCTACGTTTAATGACGGTGCTCCCATGGAAGTAGTTGTTAGATTGCAGTTTGTTGAAATTGAACCTCTTTACAGAACCGGGTCTTTTGATAATAAAAAAGCTGGGGATATATTTGGAAATGAAAATAGTACTTCAGGTAGTGTGGGTAGTAATAGTACGGCTGCTGAACCTTCAGGACCTGGTGGTAATGGTGGTGTATAATGAGCTACTTTAATAATTTTAACTACATTGAATATCAATTTCCTGATAATAAAGTAAGGTTGTTTAAAAATCTTTCTACAAGATTAACTCTTTTAGATAAAGTTTTATTAGATCAAACAAACTTTCAACCATATTATGTAAAAGAAAACGAAACACCAGAACACATAAGTTTTAATACTTATGGAACAGTTAAGTTTCATTGGTGTATAATGTTAGCTAACAATATTATGAATCTTTATAATGACTGGCCTAAAACTTCAAGACAGTTAGATAGTTTTCTATTAGAAAAATATAGAGTACAAAGAAAACCTAATGATTCAGAAGTTACTCTTTCAGATGTAGATACTAGAGAGTTAATTTATTTTACAGGTTCAACTTCTAATAATTTCGAAGACTCAGATGGTGTACACGGTGTAAAATACAGACCACATCATTTTGAAGACACTAACGGTAATTATTATTCTTTTGATACTAAGTTTGGTGAAACAAAAGATGCTTTTAATAGACAATACACCAGACCTACCTTAACTCCTGTTTCTATATTTACTTATGAATTTAATTTAAACGAAGCGAAAAGAGATATTATAATACCGAATTCAAATTTGGTGCAGCAAATGGAAAAAGAGTTAAGAAAATTAACAAATGAGTAATTTAGACTATCAATTTTATCCGGGTAGAATAAAAGTAGATGAAGTAATAATCAGTAATGGTGTTACTAAAGTTGATGTGTCTGATTTATTTGTAGAACTAAACGTTAACACTTTTATTAATGGTGATACTACTGCAGTTGATCTTTTAATAATGGATAGTCAAAACGTTTTTGAAAGATATAAAATCTCTGGTGGAGATAATGTATCTATTACTTTAAGTTCTAATGATGAGACTAGAGAGTTTTTTTTTTTTGTTTTTTGTTTAGTAAAGATGTCTAACTTTGATAGTCAAAGAGGGTATAGCTTAAAGTGCATCTCTCATTTTGCATTTACTTCTTTACACGCAGGAATTATAAAATCATATAATGGTAATATAAGTGAAATAGCAAGACAAGTATTTGATGAATTTGCAACAGATGTAGACACTATAGGCACTTTTGAACCAAGTTCTAATAGTACAAAAGTTGTAGTTCCAAACTGGTCTCCAATACATACACTTAACTGGTTAGCTGGTAAAGCTGTTTGGACCAAAGACCAAGTTAGATTTAAATTTTTTCAAGATTCAAAATTAAATTATAACTTCATGCCTGTAGAAAAAGCTTTAGATAATTATGGTGAAAGACCAGCATTTAAATATAGCTATAATTTAGTTGTAGGTACAAAAGGAGAACAACAAGCTCCTAACTCTGAGCTAGCTTTAAGAGCTGTTAAAAAACTAACCTATAATAATCAATTTAATATTCATGAAAGTATGAGAAAAGGTAAGATATCAGGTATAGTTTATTCTCCTGATATTATTGCTAAGACAAACAATAAAGTAGTATATAACTATTTTACTAATTTTGATAAAGAAAACCATTTAAATAATTTTCCACAATACAAATCAAATGCGTATGAACCAGCTTTAACAAAATATGACATATTAACTAGTAACATTCATAGTGATGGAACAATTAATAAAAGTAATGATATAAGTAAAATTAAAGTCAATAATATTGACGGATCACAGAGCTTAACAATTGAAGTTGTAGGTAATTTTTTAATAGACGTGGGTCAAATTATTGAACTTGAAATTGCTACACCTGAGCCTCAATCTGAACAGAATAGAAGAATTGATAATAGAGTATCAGGTAAGTATTATATTACATCAAAAAGAGATATCTATAGTAGAGATGAACATAATATGCTGTTAGGTTTAAGTAAAGAGTCACAATTAGAGAGTAGCGAACAATGATGTATTCAGGCGAAATGGTATGGTTTGTAGGTGTTGTAGAAGATAGAAACGACCCTGAAGAAATGGGTAGAGTTAAGGTAAGATGTTTTGGTATTCATGACGTACCTAAAGAAGAGTTATCTGTAAATGATTTACCATGGGCTAGTATGATATTACCTTCTAATAGTGCCGGTACAGGTTCAGTAGGACAATCAGCTACAGGTATTGTAGAAGGTGCCTGGGTTGTAGGCTTCTTTACTGATGGTAAAAATATGCAACAGCCTTTAGTTATGGGTGTACTTCCTTCTCAACCTAATACTTTAGACCCAGAAGGTACATATTCTGATAGTACAGGTGTAAATCCAGTTTATACTACAAGTACTGATCAACCTCTGCATGCAAGAACATCTACTTATGAGATTGATCCTAGTTTTACAGCTAGAGAAAATCAGAGAGTAACAGGAGTAGAAACTGCTGTTCCACCTAGAGTAAATTCTTTAGTAGATGATAAAAGTGATACTTACTATTCTAGAAACACATGGGATTATCCAGACGTACATGGTGGTGAAAAACCTGTATATCCTTTTAATAAAGTTACACAATCTGAAACTGGTCATGTATTAGAAGTGGACGATACACCAGGTGCAACAAGAATTGCACAGTTTCATAATTCAGGAACTAATTATGAAATGTTACATAATGGCGATATGGCAACTACTGTTGTAGGTGATAATTACGAAGTAACATTTAAAAATAATAATATGTTCGTAAAAGGTAATCTTAACATTACTGTTGAAGGTGATATGAGAACCTTGGTAAAGGGTAATTATCACTTAGAAGTTGAAGGTAATAAAACTGAAAGAATTAACAGAGGTAGTAGACATAGTAAAATACACAATTCTGATTTTACAGAAATAGGTAAAGATTTTGGTTCAAATGTTAAAGTAGATTATGTTCAAAGAGTTGGTGGAATGGAAACTAGAATAGTTGATTCGGATAGAAAAACAACTATAGGTGGAAATGAAGATCTTACTATTAATAGAGATTCAACCAAATTTGTAATGGGTAATCATGATGAAATTTCTGTTAAAGCTCATTCAACTACTTCTATGAGTACTATGACTATTATATCAGGAAAAGACATGACTATTGAAACCCCAGAAAATCAAATAATTAATGTAGATAAAAATATTACTGAAACAGTAGGTGGTAATGTAAGTGAAACTATTACTGGTGATCAAACTACCCAGATTACTGGTAACTTAGACGTAGATGCAGCGAGGATAGATCTTAACTAATGCCAGCAGTAACTAGAGTAGGATTAGACAGTCACGTAGGACATGCATCACCAACACCTAACCCGTTTCATCAAACGGCTTATGCTTCAGGTTCATCAAATGTGTTTACTAATAATGCTAGTACAGTGAGAATTGGAGATGCAACTAGTTGTGGTGATCCTGCTACAGGTGGAAGCGGTACTGTTTTTGTTAATGGAATAGGTGTACATAGACAAGGAGACTCTACAGGCGGCCACGGATCTTGGGTACCTAATGCTTCTGCATCTGGGTCTCCTAATGTGTTTGCAGGGGGTTAACAATGGCTAAGAAGAGATGTGTAACTAGTGTAGAGCTAGAGGAGATTAAAAAGAAAGAAAAAGAACTCGCAAACTTAGTTAAAGGTGGCGCGGCTACAAAAGCTAATCTTGCTAAAATGACTGAGACTACTACAGAAGTAAACACAAAGATTAATAATGTAAAAGTAGAAGCAAAAAAGAGATATGTTGAATATACATTAACTGGTATATTACCTATTGCATTACCATCTAAATCATATAAAAGAATAAACTCACCTGAAATATGGGATGAAAAGAAAAAGAAATGGACATCACCCTGGCTTGGTCCTACTTTTCTATTTTCTAAACAAAGCACTATAGTAGGAAATGATGCGGTATATCTACAAAAATACGGTAGTTATAGAAGAGCTATCTTAAATGGACTTGCAACATTAGAGTCTAACGGTATAGAAACACCAAACGATGATACTGACTGGCCATACTTGGTAGAAACTGAAGGTAATAGAATTAGAGTAAGATGGACTATTCTTATTGAAGATACAGATCCTAAAAAGAGTCTTCAAGAAGAGTTGCAAAAACTAATTGATTCAAAAGAAAATCCTAAACAATTTAATTCTTTAGCGAAGGAAATAATAGATACATTCTTAGAATTTGTTCCTGAAGTGGAAGCTACAGCTCAAAAACTTAGAGAAGAATACGGTATTCAAGAACCACCTCCTACTCCTCAAGTTGCTAATAATAACGCTTTTTCTGAACTAGGAACAAATACTAACATAGGTGGTTTAACAGATGCTTTAAATGCTTTAGATGCTATTAACACTTTTGCAAAAGATCCAGCTAGCGCAATTTCTAATATAGCTGCAGGTGCTTTAAGTGAATTTACAAGTGGTATAAATTTAACAGACCCTGCAAGTTTAATACCTAACTTACAAGCTCAGGACCCTCTTGCATTTACCTCAACCACACCTATTAGTCAGTTAGACTTGTGTGAAGTCTTCCCAGAAGATACGGAAGTTACCACTAGAGGAGGTAAGAAAGAAGTAGAAGCAAAGCCACCTCAAGTTAAAGAACCTACCTCTGAACAATCAAATACTACAAGTATAGAAACTGAAGAAACAATAGTAAAACCAAAAGAACAGCCCATTGAAACAATTAAACCAGAAGCAGCTGTTGTAGACCCGGTTTCTAAAGAAGTAAAACCTATTACTAGATCTTTGGATAAAATTGAAGAAGATATTATAGCGTCAAATAAATTAATAGTATCTAAATTTGTTGATTCTTTAACAGGTCCTTTTGGAAATATATCTCTAGAATTGCCTAAACAATATCCTAATTTTGAAGCAAGAAATTACCTTGAAAGTAAAAAAATGCTTAAGTTTTATAAAGATGAATTTAGATCTAAAGAACAATATAAGGTTATGAAATCAACTTTAAAAGAATATAGAAATACAGATGAGGGTATTAAAAGAGGTATTAGTATTCTTGATACTCAAAAAGTAAGAGAGTATGGTTTTGATGCAGGTTTAAGTCAAGATGATTTAGATTTTTATGAAAGGTTTATATCAGCTAACTTAGAACAAGAACAAATTGATAATGAAATACAATTTTATTATTCTGTTATAGGTCATTATATAACTGTATTAGCTGACAGTAGCTCTAGAGGTGTTATTGCAGTTTTTGGTGATATAAAAATGCCAGAAAATAAGATACTTGATACAGGTTACGAACTACAAACTCCAACTAAGTATATCGGTACACCAACTGATCCTAGATTAGGAAATAATGGTGCAGAATTAGTCGATGATTGGAGTTGGAGAACTACACCTGAAGGTAGATCAGAAAATTATATGAAAAATTATTTTGAGTTTAAAAAGACTCGTGCTTGGATTTATACTGATACTTACGGACCATCAGCTACTATTCCAACAATGAGTAGTATCAGAGCAGCTAATTTCTTTGGTATTTTAATACCAGAAGCTATGCTTATTGCACAACAACATCATGATTTATATTTAGAATATAAAGCTGCAACAGATAATCAAAGATTTGATATATTACCAAGTACTAGGGACTGGTATGATATTGCTAATAGTTAATAAATATATAAAGGAGTTTTATTATGATATCAACTATTATTTCAACTGCATTAGGGTTTGGTACTTCTTTTGTACCTAAATTATTGGATACATGGCAGGATGGTAAAGATAAGAAGCATGAATTGGAAGTAATGGCTCTTCAGATCGAAAGAGAAGAAAGATTACAAAACGCTAAAGCAGAAGCGATGCTCTTACAATCAGAAATTCAAAGAGAGATAGGTTTATTAGAACATGATACTAAGTCAGCTGCCCATGCATCTACTTGGGTTAACAATATGCGTTCTTCTGTTAGACCTGTAATCACATATTTGTTTTTCTTACTTTTCTTTTTTGTAGAAGGAGTAGCAGTTTATGTGGTACTTCGTGATGGTGGTGATGTAGCCGCTGTAACAGAGACTCTATGGTCAGAAGAAACACAAGCTATATTCGCTGCTATTATTGCTTTCTGGTTTGGTTCTAGAGCAGTTAAAAAATGAAGGTAAGCGATAAGTGCATTAAGATGATTAAACACCATGAGGGGTTTGTTCGTAAACCTTATCAAGATCCAATTGGGTTGTGGACTGTAGGTGTAGGTCATCTTATTGGTGATGGTAAAAAGTTACCAAAAGAATGGAATAAGGAGTTCACAGATGAAGAGATTGATCAAATCTTGTATGATGATCTTATCCGTTTTGAAGATGGTATCGAAAGACTCACAAAAGTCAGTCTTTCGCAAGGTCAATTTGACGCTTTGGTGTCTTTTTCATTTAACGTGGGTCTTGGAAACTATCAATCGAGTACGCTCAGATCGAAACTCAACAGAGGGGATTATGAAGGCGCGTCGAATGAGTTCTGGAAATGGCGTAGAGCAGGTGGTAAAGTACTCAAAGGATTAGTTAAAAGAAGAGCTGACGAAAAAGAGTTATTCTTATCTTAAATAATTATTTCTGAATCTTGAGGTGATAATAAGTAACCTTGCATAACAGGATCACCACTTACATTCTTAATAGAAAATAACATAGCATGTTTTAACTTAACATTGTCTATTTCTATGTCACCTTCTATCTTTAATGTAGATTCACTATCAACTACTACGGTGCGATCTGTAATACGTAAGTCACTATCTACAATTAAATTGTTTATGAAACCAAAATGGAAGTGATGATCAGAATCACCTAAGAAAGTGTTAGTTGTAGAACTACCTGGTATAAGTTGTGTAATAGGTGTTGAATTTAAGATAGTACTGAAAATAGTCTGATAATCAGAATCGTTCTCTATTTGATTTAGAATTACTTCTGTGAGCTTATTAGCAGAATCTGAATCAGATTCTAACACATTAACAATAGTTTGAGTAAGATGTATTGCTTTGTCAGAATCGTTTTGATATACTCT